GAATATAGTAGGGTTGGTCTGGTTTGCGTGGGCGAAGTCATAGTTTCGATCCGCAGTATCGCAAAACAATATTGATTTAGAGGTGTCACCAAGTCCCCACACCGCAGAATCATTAGTTTGGTTGGTACTCCAATCTATCCTCGAATCCCCGGCGTTACCTAATCTTATGTCTACGTTATTATTTACTATCAAGTCACTGGCGAAATAAGTTACCGAGTCGTGAAATACATTGCCGTCCACCTCTAACTTGCCACTGACAAACAGATCATCGTTAGCCGCTAGGCCGTGAGAAGTGCTGCCAGCGTCGCCTACGATAGTTATTCCAGTACCGTTTGGGAGGAGCGTTAGATCGCCATTAGACGTAGTTGCGATTGTTCCACCGCCGCTTAAATTCAAGTCCCCGCTGGTTGTGATTGTACCGTCCCGGAAAATAATTAAATTATTCGAGGCGCCGTCATTTACCAATATTGGGATTGCTGAGTCTGCATCGGTTACAATCTCCAGACACCTAGCTCCGGTTGCCCAGTTGGCCCCGTCGGCCTCCAACTTCAGAACACTAGCCGTGCCAGAAGCCGCAGGAGAACATTTGATACTTGCGACATCTCCGCTTGTCTGTGTACTACCTAAGAGCGTAATGCGGCTATCCGTTGCCGACAAGTTGAGATTGCCAGATACTGCTAAGTTGTCATCTAGATAAGTAAGCCCGTTAACCTCTAGGGTGTCGCTAACTAGCAGATCATCTTCCCCGCTCAAAGCATGGGACGAAGAACCCGACCCGACCACCGTAAACCCCGTGCCGTGCGGGGATAACACTATGTTGGCGTTGGACTCGGTTGTGATATTGCCGGCTAGAACTATATTACCGTCGAAGTAACTTAAGCCGTCTACTTCTAGACGACCACTTACAAAAATGTCGTCATTGGTGTTAAGTGTATGGCTGGTGCTTCCGGCGTCTCCTACGATAGTGATCCCTGTACCGTTGGGCAAAAGGGTGATATTTCCGTTCGACGTGGTAACAATAGACCCGCCGCTATTCAGCGTAAAGGTGCCGTCTATAGAAAGACTGTCTCCCGCGTTCTGCGGTGTTACGGTAGTTCCCGTTCTGGACCACAAGGTCCCGCCTATGTCGTAAGCGAACCTAACGCCGCTGGCTCCGTCGGATTCTACCACAAGAGACTTGCCTATGTCTCCCACAGCAGGCGCCGGAGGAGCAAACGCGGCGTAGGTTACAGGGCCTACACCCGTGACTCTCCAAAAACTACCGTCGTCCGTCTGCTGTATTAGCCGACCTATGTGCTTTGTTGCTAGCCCTGCGCCTGCTAGCCTAGCGGTTTGGTTTGCAAAATTTACGTCGTCAGGCCTGTGGATGTCTCCTAGGCCTAAAACATCATGATATTCGTATGCCATCTTTAACCCCTTGCTAGCAAGATGTTTTCGCTGTTGTCTTTAATGTCGTTTAAAGACCGGTCTTTTATAAACGAATAGGCCTCTTCCCCGGGAGCTACTGCCACTATGAGGACGGGATCGAATTCGTACGGGATTAGTATCTCTTCGTCTGCTCTGAATTCTAGTGTCATTGGTTATTAGCCCTAACGTCTATAAACATGTCATATTTTCCAGGTAACGTAAACTCTCCGCCGCCCGACTCTACAAAAAGAAATTCTGCCGTACTGCGTCCTTCTACTAAATCACTAGACTGGAACGTTACGCTTCCTAGTTCGTCGTCAGTACCGTCAGGAACTACCGTCCTTGATATCTTTGTGGTTCCGTCGGGTTTGGTTAACCTCATAGTAATAGATGAGTACACACTAAGGATTAGTCCATCGAACCGGAAGGACATAGCCGGGGCGGTATCTCCTACTACCTTGTTAATGATTATTTGGCGGTCCATAGTGTTCCTTTAGAAAATCGGTTATCTGTTTTACCTTCTGACGCTCTGCCGCTATCTGAAAGTCAAAGTGATTTCTTTGGTCCTCTAGAAACTTAAAAAAATCGGTCCTCTGCTCCGCTAGGGCGTCTTTAAAGTCGTTACGTGTTGCCGTTAGGGATTCGTCGAAAGTCTTAGCTAGGTTAGGCAGCGTATGTTTCGAAAACCGGATAACAAACCAAATCAAAACACCCAACCCGCCTATATTGCCCAGAGCCTCTATAATCATTTTAGTATCCAAGAATTCCATAACCAAGACTTTCTATTTTCGTTTTATTCTGACTCGCTAAAAGACACCTTTACGGTGCGCAGGTCCCCGGGGTCTATTTGTAAATTAGCCTCTTCGGGGATTTCCGCGCGTTTTTTTATCTTAGCGCCTACAATATCGAGTTGCATCTTTAGCTGTGCGATTTGTTGCTGTAATTTATCGTGTTTTAATACGATGTTTTCAATTTGTAGTCGTTCTACGTCTAGTAGTTCCACAAGATCCTTTACTTCTTCCGATACTTTGACTTCGTTCTCACTCATAAAATACTCCTTTTAAATGGTTGATAAACTATGTATGTTAGTTCCCGACGTGCCGAAAAGGGTAACCTTTCGACCGTCGCTAGATATCTGTTTTATGCTTCCGGTGCCTCCTGTGATGTCTATACCGAATACATCGGGTACCCCCCAAGTCTCGCCGTCGTCTAAAGACACTAATAGCGTCTCCGTAGCGCCCGCTGAAGACACGATCCAGCTAACTAGTACGACAGCCCACATATTACCCCCTAGATAACGTACTTCACGAAGGTCGTTTGTGGGGGTAGATAACCCTTTGAAATCTACAGTTGACTGTGTCCAAGTAGTGCCTAGGTCGTCGCTGTACCACAGTTCGTCCCCCGCGTCTCCGCATACAATTAACCGCCCGGATTCTCGATGGTAGTCCATACCGAAACCCCTAGTACCTCCGATGGCCGAAGATATATCCGTATTAGACCACGTATCGCCGTCGTCTGTGCTAATGCTTAATGTAGTCGTAGGACCGCTCGAATCCGAAAACAAGGCTAGCCACGTATTAGAGCTCCCTGTATAGACCAAATCCCACAGCGTGTCGCTACTCCCAGCTGGGATGGGGTCGGTAGTAGCTGCGGCCCAAGAACCTGCTACGCCAGAGGAGGCTATGCGAGTGTTAATGGTTCCCGAAGAATTACGCATTAAGATAAGAAAGTCGGAGTCTGGGTATTTAGTAGCAACTCTTTGTATGTTACCAGCCCCCCCGATAGTGGCGCTAGCTACAGTGGTCCAAGCGGTGATTCCTGCGTCAGCACTATAGTTCAGGTCTTGGTTACTGTTTACCACAGCGATATAGTTACTAGTATCTATAGCTAGTTTTACGTCGCACGCAGCGGACAGCGCGTTGCCTGCCGCCCACGTCCAACCGTCGGTACTGTAATAGGTTGCCGTAGACACCGAATTAGTTCCTAGCCAATAGCCCACGCTAGGGTTGAATACACCGAATTCCCCAGCGGATATATCTGTCCCTTTTCGCCAGTTGTTTAAAACCGTTGCCCCGGCTTTCTGTTGCCACTGGTATGTTAGATTATGTAGCCAATTCATCCACCTAGCTGGGGGGACATCGTCTATTTGCCAGCCTGTATCTTTGACCCCTTCGGCGGGTTCTAGCGTCCTTCCCGAATCTGTCGCCCAGCGCCCAAATTGAGTAGGGAAATTTAGTTCTATATTCATTCCGCCCATGGATTACCTCGCTATCAAATATGTACCCGATACCGCCCTTATTAAAAGACCGGCAACCGTTTTTAATATTGTAAGCTCCCCTATGCCGTCTTTGTTGGCTTCGTCTACCCAATACCCGCCGGTGCTCTGCGCATCGTTACCAAAGCCGTATACAGAGCTAGTCTCCAAACTATCGCCGCTAGCAAACTTGAATTTAGATCCGTAGGCATGACCGTTGTATATAAACCTAGAGTCTACGGCGGCACTCCTGATATCGGCCAACAATTGAGCCAAGGTTAACGGATCTGGGTCTGTTGGCAACAAAGCCTCTCTCAAGACCAAACGAAATGCGGCGGGATGGTCTTCTATTATTTCGTAAGTTCCGCTATGAAATAAGTCCATTATCTCTAGGATTTCTGAAGCGGTTCCGTTCGATAGATTTCGCAAAATACGGATTCTAATGGCCGTTCTATAATCGTCGTCGCTACGATCTAGCCTGTCCTCGCCTACTATACTACCGATACCGTCTAACTGTGCGCCTACTGCTGTGTCTATAGTTCTTTCGTCTATGAGTTCAAAAGAGGAGTTCTCTAAATCCTGTATCTGTTCTATAAACGATTCTAATATGCCTAAAAATACAGGCTGATTTTTGAACTTCTCGATAGGGCGGGTTAGTGCCTCTGCGACGTGGTTTGTTTTCTTTACAAGCGTCATATTAGGTAATGTCTATATCTGAGGTGTCAAAGGTAGCTTGCGACCTCGTCGGAATAGATATGTTGGTAGTTCCAGTAGGCGGATCTACTATATCTACTTTAAACGATGTTACATCATTTACCCCTGCTATGTCAAGCGGAACGGACTTAAATTGCAAAGCAATTACATCTTCCCCAATTGTAAGAGAGTTTCCATAAGCAGCTACAGCCGCTTTTACCAGGTCGTCTCCGTTGCTTGGATAATTGTCGTCTGTGTCTAGTGTGTATTCGAGATGGATCGGTATCTCTGAGGATTTAGAAAAACTAACCGTATTGTCGAACCCTTGGGAGTCGGTTATAGTAACGTCTGTACTACCATACGCGTCGATTCCAAGAGGTTTGTTGTCCCAAATAGCTTGTGCTACGGCTTCTTCTTCGGCTGCGGTCCAAGCAGCTTGCTGTGCGATAACTTCGAAACTATGCGGCGGAACACCGTCGCTATCGGTCACGCCTGTTTCGTTCTCCAAAACGAAAGCTTGTAACACGCCAGAAACGTCCAGAACGGCAGACCGAACGGCCTCTAAAGTGCCCGACCCCGCTATTCTTAACAGTTGTTCCCGTCTAGCCCTAAAAGCAGGGTCTTCTTCTACGTCTGTCCCCACGTCGGCGTCTTCGGTGTTAAAGCCTTTCAGTTCGCCTGTATCGAAAGACAGCAAGGAATTAGCCGTGCCCCCTGTTATTTGGATGGACCCACCATCTCCTTCCGTCTCTGTAGCAACTCGTACTTTTAGGTTTACGGCGTAGGCGTCTATTCCTGTGGTGTTGTTTTTTATCTCGGTGGCCACGTCTGCGGCGGCCCACGGGTTGCCGCCGGCAAAATTAACCGTCTGCGTGCCTCCACGGTCTACTTTGAGCGTCAAAGAAGTTCCGTCTAAGTTCCAAGTTCCATTGGTTGTGTTTGTTATCGCTGGGGCTGCACTCCAACCGCTTACTGCGGTTATTATGGTGTCTATTTCTCCCGCATACCCTTGTAATACCCCTGTTTCCCTCGCTTCTGCGGACACAGAAAAAGTGGCTGGTACTCCGGTACTATTAGTTACTGCGGCTAGTGTTACCCATTGCGATCCCGTAGGACCTACACCTACGATAGAACCCGCCGGGACTGTAGTGCCGTCGTCTAGATACATGCCGTCCAAGGTTACCGTTCCTTTGGTTGCCGCAAGTCTCGTGACGCCGTTGTAGCTAGCGGATTCATCTAAAGAAGCCCCAGTAGCTGTTTCTGGGTATTGGGCGTTATATACAGACTCTTGTACGTCCCACATCTCCCGAAGTTTATCAGAAAAGACACCCACAATCTGACCTATTGTCGAAGTGTCCAATAGGTTCAGCTTGGAATTGACCTTATCCCAAAGGTCCTCTTTCACCTCTTGTTTAATAACGTCATAAGTTTTTTTTACAAAACCTGTGCTTGTTACACCGTATTCGGTCATATGATAAGCTCCTCATTAAACTCGAAAGAGCCTTCTACGGTCTCCGCCCGGAAAGACACCGTTAGGGTCCTTGTGGTATTGATATAATCTATAGTTAGTTCGAAAATATTTAGTATGCCTGGTGTGGTTAAGATAGCGTCCCTAAATATACCTTTTACTGCCTGTATTCGAGGTTTCTGGCCTAATATCTTTTGAAAATACGGCACCCCAAGGCGTGTATCTAGATACCATTCCCCCAGAAAAAACTGCAGGCGGATCTCGCAGTCTTGTGCTATAGCGTCTAGCCCGTCAACTAACTCTATATCGTAAGTCTCAGGGTTTATATATACGTCTCCGCCTGATAGTTTAATATCCATTATTGAGCCTTAGATTTTATCTGTCCCGCCGTGCTTATCTCAACGTTACAGGTACAAGGGACTAGGTCATAAGGCGATGCCTTCTCTTGCCAGAATCCAGCACAAGTTCCAGTGTCGCCCTCGCGTAACACAAGGCCGCCCTCTGCGCGTACTTTTACGGCTGTGGCGGCAACTGTTCCGACTCCGCTTAAAAAGTTGGTAGATGCTGAGGTATGCGGGCATTGTGCGCCGGTTGCAATATTCCAAGTTATAGTTATGCTAGTAGTCCCTACCTTTTTATTGCTAGCTTTACACTTTGTAGATAGTACCGGCACTACTTTAACGGGGTCTTGCCCCACGTCGCCAGTATATACAAGATCCCCCGGCCCGGAAGTGTTGGTAAATTTTACTAACATGTCTTCGTTTGCTATTAGTTCTAAAGCCATTATAAATCCACCGTAAAATTCCCGTTAATGTCTACCTGGGTAGTTGTTACCGTAATAGTAGGGCCTGCTTCCTTGCCTACGACTAAATCTGTCGGGGCTACTGTGTCTAGTATTGGTTTCCCGGTTGGGAAAAATCCAGGGATGGCTATAGCGTCACTAAGGTTATGCTGTCTCAAATCTATTTGATCGTTAGGTGTGTCTCCTGTACTCAACATATACGTTTCGAGAGACCGATCCGCGAAAACCAAAAGCACGTTGTCTCCGGGCTGCAAAGGGTAGACTATGTAGAAGGTTCCTCCTCGAGGGAAGACGACAGGCACAGCTGGGATTGTCGGTAGCTCCTCTTGTATTTCGTTGCCGTCTTCGTCGAACACTGCTCTATTTAATAAAGGTTGGACTTCTGCTTGCCTCAACGCAGGATCATAGGTTTTAACTAACCCGGGCATGCACACAGAAGTATTGTCGTATATGTTGGATGCCAAAGTATTCATAACTTCGACCATCGTAGGCGTGCGGCTTTGTTCTACGCTTTGTGTCATTATGCTAATCCTGCCGGTTTTGCTTCGATTTCCGTATACCAGTCGCGCCCGAAGGTGTCGCCAAAGTGTTTTACACGCTCTACCTTAAACTGTCCGTTCACAAGTTCCGATTGTACTATTATTCGGCCTCCTGGTTTTAACTTTCCTTGCAACAAACTCGTGACCGTTATCTTTCCTTTTTCTGCTATCTGCGGGGAACCCACCATCCCGAAGTCTTTAGATAAGATCACTATTTCTTCGAAGTTCGTATCCGTCGGAGCTAGTACTTGCAACGAACCATCTTGTATAGACCATCTAAACCCAGCTGAAGACATAAGAGAGTCAAGTATGTCCGCAGCGGAACCACTAGCGACGTAGCCTTGTGTAAATACGGAGTATCCGTTCCTAAAAACCCCTACTCCTAGTTTTTCTGCGATGTTGCCCGGGCTTACGTCTAGCAAAGCAGCGGCGTCTAAGGCTACTTGCGCGACAGTGGTTCCCGCTTTATATGATTTGTTCATCCTCCCTTTGCGGTATTTGTTTTCCCCGTCGCCGGCTTCGATGGTAGTTACCCAATCTACTGCTTCCTTTTCCGAATGGGCGAAGGTGATATTACCCGAGAAGATGGTTTCTAAAGAACCCATGTATCCGGCTTCAATGACTAAAGGCCAATCATAAGCGATAGGAGGAGTTGCCGTTCTTGCGGTATCTGCTATCTCCGCACCTGTCTGTATCGCCGCACGGTTAGGGATGTTTAGGTTGTAGACTGTGATAGTAGCTTGGTTAGGCTCTTTAGACAACGTCTTCTCTACGTCGAACGTAACGCGCAATTGTGTGTCTATACGATCCTTAACTAACGGGTCGCCTGTCTGCGTGGTTATAGGCACGCCTCCTATGTTCATCGAAAAGTCTCGATTGTATAGGTCTACAACAGTCATTAAGGCAAACTATCCTCTTCCACATAGCCGATTAACACGTTCGTACCTAAGTCTTCGAACCCGGGATCCAGAGGTGTCGACCTAGTATCTATAGTAATTATCTCCCCCGGCGGTCGCGGAGTGTTACGCAAGGTATGTAGTTGTGCCCAGCTCGACACTAGACGGTATCCGCTTTTAATAGGGTTATCTTCGGTGTCAGAGATCGAAAAATACCAATAGTCGTCACGAGAGTTATAGTTGAAAGTCAACTTATAATTAACCCCGTCTAAAGCGACTATCCGCGAAAAGTTGCCTAGTGTGGTTGCATCTTTTATAGGAGTGATAATAATAGCCATCGATTACCCTCCGAAGAAACTAGCTATATCGCTAAGTATAGAAGACCCCGCGGAAGACTGCGCTGGGGTGGCTGCTTCCGAGGGAACAGTGCCTTGGTTTGACGCTGCGTTATTGGCTGGGTTTTCTGGTATAGGTACGTCTATAGACAGAGCTTTGGCTTTTTTTACCTCTTTCATGCTAATAGAACAGTTAAGTACTTGCCCGGTATCTGCGTTGCGGGTTACCACAAGACTTTCGATAGCCATACTAGTATAAGACCGTAGAGACGTTAAAACAGACATAGTAACGCCCTGTGTCATCATCTCTTGCATTACGGCATATGCGTCGTCTGCCCTATCGGAGCCAGGGAAGGAAGGAACAAATGCATCCGACGCAAACGTAGACGGAGGGGAATTAATACTTGCTAAATACGTTATCGGCGTATTAGTTACTATACCTTCAATCTCGAGACGGGTAGGCAACTTCCGTATATGGTCCGTCATAGTCGAACCGTCTTCTACTGGGTGTTCTGTGATCTCCGCGCTGTCTGTATGTATTTCGTTGACGGAGCAGTCTAATTGTACGAAACCCACCCCTAATTGAGCAGGTGTGCTGCCAAAAGCCACTTTTGTTTTAGACCCAAAGAGGAATTCTGTCAAACCCATTATAGGAAGCTCCCAGCTACCGAAGGCCTTAGACTACGCCCTGCGGTTCGATTTTGGTTATCTAGAACTTTTTTAACTTCTCGTTTTGTTTGGGAAGCCACTTGTGCAGCAAGTTTACTCTCATCCATACCCGGCGCCGCGGAAACGTCGACGGATATGTTTGCGTTATTTTCGCTATAGTAAGACATTGCTCCTTCAGCTGGGGCTATTGTGTTTGGGGTTACTTGTCCGCCCGTTGACTGCACTTCGTTGATCCCTCTTATTTGAGGCGGTAGCGTCTTGCCGTGCCCCGACCGGCCAAACATACCCGTGAAGAAGTCTCCAATCCCCTCGAACAACCCAACAACACTATCATAAACACCGTTAGCCCAATTGACGATTCCGTCGCCTAAGTTGGTAAGACCTCCCATGATATCGGAAAAGAGTATTTTGTTTACATCATCGCTTACACCAAGGAAGGTTTCCGTGATCCACGTTGCGGTAGAACCCAGAGAAAACTTAAAGGCTTCAATCCCCTGCCTAATGAATTCTTCTATAGCTGCGGATAAGATGTCTAGACCGAGGCTAGTAGACTGCCAAGCGCGATCCATGTAGCCTTCGATAACTAAGGCCATCTCATCCCACAACGCGCCTAGTACGTCGCTGGTGTCTTTAGTTTCATCCGTAAGGTCGTCGAAGAACATCTTCATACCTTCGAACGAATCCCTTAGGTCTATGTCGAAAGCCTCTATTAACCAATCGTTAAAGTCACCGAAGAGTGACTCTTTGCCGTCTAAAAAGGCTAGGAAGTCTTCTACTACCAGAAAGATACCGCCAAGGATGAGACCGAACTTGCCCCAAGCGCCCATCTTTAATAGCTTTATGATGCCCATAAGGGCTAACCCTAATGCGATAAATTTCTTAGCCCCGTCGGGGAGTCTTGAGAATAGCTTTCCAGACCACCGTATCAAAGTGAGAAAAGCAGAAATTAGCCTTCCAAAGACTGAGGCTACTCGACCAACTATGGGCGCGAGACGGGCGAATATGCTCTGAATCCCCTGACGGACCCATTTTCCGTTAGCTCGCCACCAATCTAGCATAGCATCAGTAGCTTGATTTATCGCGGGGAGTGCCGCTTCTGTGATGGCTAGTTTTATCCCACGGGTAGCCATCGATATGCGTTGTTGATTATCTACATAATCGGCGCTAGCTTTTATTGCGTCTTCTCGGATGACCGCGCCGAAGTCATCCATCTCTTGCATCATCTCGCGTAGGGCTCCGGAGCCCTCTTTGAGCATAGGTATTAAGTTAGCTCCGCCTCGCCCTAGTAGCTTAGTCGCTACTGCGGTTCGTTCTGCGTCGGAGCCTAACTCTTTCATACCGTCGGCAATTTCCATCAGGAGCTGAGTTGTATCTTTAAAATTGCCTTGTTCGTCTCTTACAGAGACGCCCAACCGTTGGAATTCTCTGGTGTAGGTTTTAAGTCCTGCTTGTGCGTCAACTTGCGCGGCTTGTAGCCGGCGTATACCGGATTCGATATCCCCTAATGACGCTCCTGATAGACTAGCAGCATGTTCAAACTGTTGTAAGGTGGTAGTGGCTACGCCCGTCTTTTTAGACAGCTTGTCGAACCGGTCGCCTAAGCCCGTTATCTCTTTGATAGCGTTTTTGACAAAACCGAAAACTTTGATTCCAGCAAAAGCGATAGCCGCCGCTTTTGCTAGTTTCATAAGACCTTTAAGTCCGCCTTCGGCGTCCTTTAGTCCTTTTTTGTCGGTTTTTATGCCTAGTAAGGCAACTAGTTCTTTAATGATCATTTGTGATTATCCGCTGCCCGGGCGTTAGCCTCTTCCTTGATATCTAGCACTAAGTTAGCGTCTAAAACATCGATTAGATCGTAATAGGTTTCTATCTCTGTAAGAGTGGCGACTCGTTCTGTGACGAGCCGCCATACCATCCAGTTTATGTGCTCAGGCACAGGGACACTAACCGTGCTATTTACCCTTTTGCGCTTTGGGAAGGTAGGACGTCTCCCAAGGCGCTCAAGGACTTTCCCCATTGTACCTTCATACCCCAAGCAAGCCATTGTAGCAGGGAACCGATGTCCCCTAAAAACAGTGCCTCAAACGCCCTATCTATGGACTTTCCGTTCACATGCGTTACTTGCGAGAGTCCTTTTATAAGGTCGTTCTTTACTCGTTTGAGTTCTTGGGGTTTTAAGCTCTTAAGCGCGTCTAAAAATAAATCTGCGTCTATCTCTTTTTCTAAGATTTCCTCTTTATCGGCATCGCTCTTGCCTGAAAATATACCGTTAAGAATCGGAGCGACTACAGGAGAAAGAACAGATACAACGTCGATAAGCAGATCCATAGAGACACTAGGCGGCAAAGGATACATTTCAAAGTTATTATCGCCTATTTGTTTCGTTACTGGATCTTTTTGGCTCATTTATTAATTACCTCCTACATTCATTACAAGGTCATCGGTTTCAACAATCCACTCTCGAGTAGTAACTTCGTTTGAATACTCGACATTAGCGGGCTTGACAATCCAAGACTTCTCGGCAAACACTAAAGTAGTAGCGGTAGTACTAGAGTTGTCTTTAATCTGGCTAGGCCCAATAGCATCGCCGGAAGGTGAAATTTCATCTAGGTTGACCGCAGCCGAAAGCAGCTGGTTAGTCAAGCTAGACTGTAAAAGCGTGAACGTAATACGACCGCTTTTGTTGTTAGACCGAGCCCGACAGCTATCACCGTCGGAACCTACAGTTAAATTAAAACTATCTGCGTTACGCTCGACAGTTACAAAAGTGCCTTCGGCGAATCCGCTTACCGGGATACCTACGGCTACGAGGGAAATTTGAGCAGGATCATAAACTCCTAAAGCCATTGTTTAGACCTCCTATAGCGAGATGGTTCCAGTAATCTGGACTCTGTGGACAGCCCCGGCGTAATTCGCGGTGAACGTGATATCGGGTAGGATCCTTAGACCTTTATTGGCGTCAGATATGGCCGATACGTCTGGCACGAACACTTCCGGTGCGGGGTTGTTAGTAAGTAATCTCTCGGGATTGGCTTCGTCTACGGTGAACTCTTTTAGGGCCTGTCGCACGCGGGCTTCCACCCTTGCGATACCGTTGTTAGTGTATGGAATCTTTCCATCATTCGCTAGCTGAGTAAATACGTATTCCTTCATACGCTGCTCTAGCGCGTCTGTTCCTCGAATAATGTCGTAGAATTCGTTACCCGAAACCTCTCCGTTTAGAGTGATACTTACTCCGGAGATACTTACATAATAGTTAGCGTCTTTGCCTTCCAGCGCAGTTGTATGGGTATCACTGAGTTTCATCACATCGACGCTACTAAGGGACTTAAAAGCCCAAGTAATAGATCCGGGATCCTCAGGGAGACAACGACCTGCCCACGCGGCGCAAGGAAATTGGGTGTTGGCTTTGTAATGATAGGTATACATTGTTCTATCATACCCAGCCGTCTGTAGCGTTGCTGCAATATCGGTCGTGGAAGTTGAATCGTATGTTTCGTTATCCGGGCTAGAACAAATCATAGTCTTGTTAGGACTCATCGCCTCAACCCCAGCGGCTAACGCTGAGAGTACGGCTTTGCCTTGGTTAGTCGGCAAGATCGCATAAAAATCATCGTACTGCGCGCGAATCGCCGTAAGGTCTGCAACGATACCGTTCGGAGTGCCGTCTGCGGTGACATCGGCAAAATGAAGCAAGTCGTAATCCGCGTTAACTCCGTACAACCTAAATTTATCAGGCACGGTATCGGCGGCAACAGATACGTAAGTCGTATTATCTGTAGCAGTTATAGAACTTTTCGGACCTACGTAATTCCAAGTAACGGTTCCATCCGTAATACCGGAACCCGTTCCTGTCGGTCCGCCAGCCGCTGCCGAAGTTCCGGCAGATGTGCAAATATAAATCTTAACCGGAGCGGTGTCGTTAGTGACATGATCGCCTACCGCGTATGCAGTTGTCCCAGACCAAGCGGAAGGGTCTAATGCTCCTGCCAATCCTGCGCAAATCTCGGCAACAGTAGGGGTCGCGTCTGTGGTGTATTTGGCTTCTACTCCGTTGTGATACACTTTATACGCATAACTAGCACGCAAATCTGCGCTATTAGGCGTAATGTTTACGGTCATAACCTGATCGTTGGCGGTCCTGCCTACGGCTAACGTAGATGGTCTAGGTGTTTGCGCAAATACCGCGCTAGCTGCAAGGTATGCTGCGCTTGTAGTTGCGAAGCCGTCTGTTACCATATCGGCCACAGACGTATAAAGTCTATACCTCTCGGGAAAGACTGTGTGATACGCCGTTATCAACGGGATACCAAAACCTACCCGGGTAGGAGTCGTAGTAGCCCTCGTAATCGAAACCGACACAATAGTAGTCAGCGTAGTCATGTGGTTACCTCCTATAGTGACACTGTTGTGTCAATTTCTACTTCGGAATCATCCGTATTAGATATTTCTACTTGTTCTATATAAGTGACATATTCGTAAGCGTTCAGAGGTGCTCCGAAAGTTACGTCTATGTTTGCTCTTGATACATAAGCGTCGTGTATTAATTGGTCAATATTCTGTACGGTGCCCGTGTTATTGACCGCAATACTGTTACTTCTGAAATGGTCTATGTAGCTAGGCATACGCAGCGCGGATTGTGCCCGTGCAGCATACTGCGTAGCCGCATAACCTGGGTTTCGAGAGTCTTGTAAGGCTATATAAAATTGCACACTAATAACAAACGTACAAGGCACGCAAGTGTTGTATTCGATCTCCCGCAATAAACGTTCTTCGTCAAAAGTCGTACGTGTCTCCCAGTGGGACGACACAGGAGTAGGCCCAGAGATAACCATAAGACTAGCGAACGGATAGTCAGGCAAAGGGGCAGATTGGTTGCGCCATATAGTTTTTATATTAGTAGCGTCTTGACACCATTGTTGTACGGCGTTTTGAAACGTCTCTAGGCTAATAGGGCTATCTACCGGCTGCATCTTCTACTCTTGTCGCTAGCGCTTTGTAATGCACGTTACGGAACCAAACCCTATCTATTTGATAAGTCTTGCCGTTATATATAATAAGGTCCGGTTGTGTTTTGTTAATTTGGTCTATCGTTCTTAGTTCGTCGTCAGCGTATATTTTTATAGTGTCTCGGCCTCTTCTGCCTTCTGGTAGGTCGTTTATTTCAATACCGTTTGCCGGCTGTATATGCGCCTGTATAGTAGACTGTGTAGGTACTGGCTCTTGATACCGGCCATGTTCGTCATAGCCTCCTACGGATGCGCGGATTAACGTGTAAGGGCTTGACGTCTTTACAAGCAAGTCCTCAAAAAGCCTAGTCCATTCTACTACCATGTTTTATTTCTTCGACTTAGGGTCTACAACTTCTACGCCTATAGCGTCCATTAGTTGCCCCGTATCCCTCAAAATCGGATCTCCTGATTTACCTTGTTGTTCTTTTCGAGCTTTAGTACTATCCGCCCAATCTGCTATTTGTCTCAGCTTATGACCGTTAACAGTCTCAAACATATCGGCTTTAAACATCTCGCCTAGTAATAGTAAAAGACCGTCTATATCTTTTCCCTCGAGAGCCTTCTTTAATATTTCCGCCTCTTCTTTGGAGTATTTTTCCGCGTGTTGCTCCAGAGTAGCTCTCATTAATTTGCGCTCTGGTATCTTTCCGTCTTTACTTCCAAATTCATGCACAGCGGCTAACTCTACATTAGTAGTCCCGTCGTGGTCTTGGCCTGCTTCGGAACCTTGCCAGCCGACAGAAGCCGCTTTACCGTTTACATTACGGCTTAACATTTTTTTTATTTTGTTCCAGCCGCGGTCTTTTTCATCGGTGTATTTCGTCATTAGCTGGTATACGGGTCTTCATCCACATCGGTTACACTATCGCCAGGGCCGCCTGGTATGTCGTTCATCCCGCGATAGAAGCTAGGCTGCACAGCGTCAGTATCTGCGTTAAGCGTCTCTTTTTCCGATTTGCTAAGGCCTCCAAAAGAAGGAAGCGCAAGTATGGCCGCGGCAACAGTCACCCCAGAAGGGTCTAGTTCGTTGGCTTGTTTTCGAAACTGCTCTGCTAATTTCGAACCCGATACTGATATATCACCTTCTCTATAATCGGTTTCTCGGGAGAACTTAGCCGCCAACCCTCGCAGAACAAGGGCGGCGGCCAGTCTCGTATCGGAGTATTGAGCGGCAGCGTAAGCAATTTCTTCGTTTTGTACTAGTTGCCTAGTCGTATCGGTACAACCCGACAGGTAACGAATTTCGTCGTTAGTCGAACTAGTAGGATCTCCCGAATACGACCAAGTCATAATTACTCCTCTTTGTTTTTACGAGGTCTCCCACGACGGCGTTTCTTACGCTTCTCCGGTTGTCGCACTTCTTCTTTTGCCTCAGGTTTTGACTCTACCTTATGTGCAAAATTATTAGGCATCAAACGAATAAAGCCCGTACGCTCTAACCTATCGACAATATCCACTTCCCAAAAGTCGGCTTCTGGGACGGGTTCGCCGATAGGCAGGCGTATGTTTTCGCCGTCGCGTTGAACCACTATTTCTTTACGTGTTACCCACATAATTACTACAGGACGTTATTGAAAAACACGCCGAGGTCAGAAGCTACAAGCTTCTGATCGAAGTACATTTCACCTTCGACCCTATCGGAAGACAAGTGCTCCATTCGGAACTTCTTCATCCTCTGCCCTTGCGCGCCTGCGCCAAGATAGCCGGTCCAGTTGAACACGTAACCTGCGGAAGGAAGCAGGATACTCGGTCTAGGAGCGGAGTAGCACAGGAATGCATCATCTGTGAAAAGGTCCGCCATAACAGCAGTAGCACCTTCGTTAGCTGTGTTGTTCACAGCGTCAGCCACGAGCACGCGCCCGCCGCCGTTAGGGAACAACACAGACGCCAAGAGATCCATAGTGACGATCTTGTCTCTGGTGTACGCGATACGGTCCAAAAAGTCGGATGCGTCCTGAAGAGCTGTCCAAACGTCAGAAGCAAGCACTAAAGTGTTAGGCCAAAAGCCCGTCTTGGTATGCATAGCTTTCATTTGAACACGCATATCTTTAATAGGAGTTCCTGCGGCCACGTTCCACTTGGTTCCCGGAACGATATCTGCTCCTGTGCTAGAACCGGTCCATACATTAGTGGTGAAGTACTTAGCAGCCCACAGTTTTTCTCTTTTGAGAACCAAGTCTCTCATTACGAATTCTGTGGCGTCTCTATCTGCGTCCAGGGGGGTATCGGTGTTAGCCCTTACTTCGTCATCTACGTCCTTGTGAAGAGCGTATCTCTTGCAAGAGTAGCTATCCGATTCGATATTATACCCAGACCCTGCGGACTCGGAAGCCGGCGCACGCTCTTGGGTGTCAGTGCGAAACCATTGATCCTTTGGATACTTGAAATAGTAATCACTCTTCTTTCGCACGGGGACCATGGGAAAAACCTTATCCGCGACGAATCCACCCATGTCCTGGAGATAAGCCACGGAGATGTTAGTTAGAGGTGCATTAATATGCACATCACCTGCGGTCGGTTGAGGCATAGCTCATCTCCTTTCTATAGTTTGCTCTTAGTATCTAGAGATACCGCGATAAGTTCGCCGCTAGCACTTGCGGCTTCCAATGCTCTGCCACTGATATACGAGTTAGACGCAGTACCCGTAAGCACCTCGACAGACAACCCGAGGGGCGTCAACGCGTTGCCGGATTTAAAATCAAGCTCGGAGGTTACGCCAGTAGTGGGGCTAGAAATAACAGGCGTACCACTAGTGATATCCACGGTAGCCGTTGAGTCTGCTTCGATAACAGTCTTAACTTCGGCTGCGGTAACTGCGTTAATATCCGCAGCGTCGCCGGTGCCGGCTACAGGAGCCGCAAAGGTAAGGCCGGAAGTCCCCGCGGCGGCGGCGATGGCAAAGCCCGAGCCCGCGCCGTCGGTAGAGATTTTAACCTGACCACCTACGTCCTCAGCGAAACCGCCGAGAAGCTGATCGTTGATCCCTTCGGCAACTAGAAGAGCGGTAGTAGTGGTTTTGTTAAAAGTAATAGTCTGTACTACTCCGTCATACTCTCCACCTGTGATGGTGATAGTAAACGCCAAGGTGTCTTGATCAGCAACCGGATAAGACGTAGTATCTGTGATACTGGCCTGTGCCGCATCCCAAGTACAAGTTGCGTTACCTACATTATCGACATCCACAACGATAGTATCCGCGGGATTCAGGTTATAAGTAGGCGCGCTACAAGTCTTAGACGCTGCAGTGGCAGAACTAGCGGCTGTGACTGCGAGTCCCGAAGCGTTACTCATCACAGACGCGCCTTTAGCGACAGCTGCGCCGGCTTTTACCTTAGACACACCAGCGGAAGCCACAGCGGCGGCTTCGCCTGAAGCGCTAGGTTTGTTTTGCAGTACCCCGTCACATAGGGCTCCGTTACTCGAATTGAGTGCTACGCCCCCGGAACCGATAGTAACAAATTTGTACTGATCGGAACTAAGATCGCCAGAAGCGGTCTGGCCGGGAATAATGGTTTGTGCTCCTTCATAAGCCATAATTTTACCTCCTTATTTCCCTGCCTGCGCGGGGTGCTCGTCCAAATACGCATCATAGAGGCTAGGATCCTCGTTAAGCGCCTTGGCGATGGCTTGCTCTTTAGTCAAAGGCTTCTCGGATTTCTCAACGTATTTAGCCGCGGCTTTTGTAAGTTTATCCATAGCCGAACCGGTATTAACTTCGCCGCGTCCGCCTAGCTCGTTAAACATTACGCTCTTCTTGATAGCCGCCGCCGAGTCTTTCATGATCGCAAACTGGGCCTCTGCCATGTCTTTGTCTTTGTCGGCAAGGCTTTTAAACATGGCGCCTAGTTCTTCTGAGGACTTACCGGGGATACCCGACAATTCTTCTTTGGCCTTTGTTACCCAAGACTCAAGTTCTCTGAGGTCTTGTGCTTCTTTGAGCGCCTTAGCTACTGCTTCGTGCTTCTCTTTCATGGCGGCCATCTCTTCGTCATGCGCCTTTGTGATTTCGTCAAATTGCTTCTTGACTTCCTCGGGCATACCTTCGAGAGATTTCTTCATTTTCATCTCCTCTTCTTCGTCCTCTTCTTCTTCGTCAAGAGGCATAGCTTTCTTCTCCTCTCCTTTCGCTTTATTCACGGGCTCTTCATATCCCGCGATGCCTGCGATAGTGGAAAGAGATTCAGTGGTTAGTTTGTCCTTAAAGGATTCCGCAAGTCGAAGCATCCCCTTTAGTACAGGGACGGCGTCGGCGTCTAGCTCTGCTTTTTCTACAAACTCGGCTAGTTTCGCTTCGCCTTCAACCTCGGTATCCAGAACAGCTTTAATGATTTCTTCGTTCATATTGCTCTCCTGTTTAACTATAGGGAAGCGCTTCTTTTTATTGGCTCCCTTGTCAACTATAGACACTTCGTTAACTTCGAAGTTTTTTAATTCTGTCAATTGTTTAGTCATCCAATTTCTCTTTTGCAAATGGGGCAAGAACAATATAATCGGGCCATGGTCTCATTTAAAACGGTATTTATAGACCAATAGGTGGTATAGAATTGCATCGAGTCACAATAGTCATCTACTGAACAATCGTTAAAAACCATAACACATTTGCTTTTATCAATTTCTACGGTTGCTCTTCTTGTGCCTACTTCGAAGTGTGCCACTATGCCGTCCGAATAAGATTCAGATGTCGGGGTGATTTCATTTGCCTCCAACCAATCCAAAAACACACAAAGTATTTCTTCTCTTGTCATAACTTTGTTTTTCATTTGCGCCGCTATTCCTATACAATCCAACATTAATCGTCGTCTACTGACAAAGAGTCGCAGGTAGTCCACGTGATTGTCGGGTTTGGATCTGCTGTAGAATCTGTGTTTAGATATCCGTTTAAAACATCTGGAGAAACCTGCCAAATAGCTTTTTCTATGTTCTCTCCCATATTCGATTTCTCAACTAGCTCCACAAACGTCACTTTGGGCATCTCCGCTTTATTAAGAGGTCTCCGTACGCCGAAACCGCCCGGGCTAAACGCTGTTACTTTTCCGGATTTGAAAAGCTCCCACTCTTTTTCGCCTAGCTCGACGCCCATGATCCAGCTACCAGAATGCACAAAATCGTCACCGAATTTGCGGCGACTTACTTTGTGTTCTTCTCCGTTCAACGCTTTTAGGTAATCTTCTCGACTTGGGTATTGCTCAACCCAGCTCTCTACTACTTTGGCGTCTGCTTTTTTGACGTGCTGTAGACCAATAACACGCGAGGATTGTAAGTAGTTATGAGCCATCTTTTCCACTTCATCCGGCGGCATCCAATCGTTATGCGCGTCGGCTTGTGCTCCATTAGCACCATACGGGTCAACAACAACACCGTAAACAATGCGCTTCATAGGCGCTTCTTTTGATATTTTGGATGTTAGTTCTTCGCCTGTGGAATCGGCTTTATACTCGACAATCGGCTTATTACTCGCCTGTCTGTCATTATAATAACACTTTTTATCATATTTGTCTAGTAAATTCGACCATATAGCGTTTAATTTACGATCTACTTCCCCGGAGTCTCCATATTTGCGCACAGCTTCGGGGTGAGGCAGACTATGATCCGCCCTTATGCCTAGGTTCTTCTTTGACGCTTTGCCGAGGGCGATCACTAGACAGGGGTTAATGTCTTCTAGTTCGTCTACGTCTTTCGTAATATGTACGTCTTCTCGGTCTATTCCTAAAGGGTCTAGATACAGTTCTTTAAATATGTCCCCCGTCGCTCCTATGAGTGCTTCATTGCGGGCTTTCTCTACAGGAGACAACTCAGACACCACGAAGGAGATTAACGCTTTGGATACGCTCTTCTCTTCGTCGCAACGCTTAGACTCTAGTTCTATCTTTCTCTGTTTTGCTCTATTAGCCTTTGCCTTGCCTCCCGATTTTGCCCTGGCTGCTTTGACTAAGCTAGCATGTAGCCATTTAGGCAGGTACTCTTTGGACATAGCTAACATTTCTTCCAGGAATTCTCTCGAATGGGTTGTCATCGTTGTAATCTCCTTATTCGCTCAGGACTATTGA